CTGAACAATTCAAAGAATCAGTATCAGAACCAACACAAAATACCAAAATTTACTTAACATTTGGCAAAGTTGATGCATGGGCAAATGATGCTAGTCCAAATGTAGCCAATTCATCTGTTGCTACTGTATATGAAATCTGGTCAAATATGATAGGTGGTAAGAAAATACTAGGCAATGATGTTCAGCATATGATACCCAGATTCAATTGGACAGCAAATAATGTTTACACCGCTTATGATCATATGAACTCAAATCTATATGATGGCAATACTCAATTTTATGTCATCAATAGTGATTACTCAGTTTATAAATGTATCGCAAATGCAAACAGTTTAAATTCCACTGTAGAACCAACATCAGTAAATCCAGCAATCACATCTGCTACATCTGATGGTTATCTTTGGAAATATATGTATACATTGAACGACTATGAAAAAACGAGATTTCTAACTGATTCTTATATTCCTGTAAAAACACTAACAGTCAATGATGGATCAGTTCAATGGACAGTTCAACAAAATGCTGAAAAAGGATCAATTGAACATATTGAAGTAACTAATTCTGGTTCTAACTATACAAATATATCAAATGTCACAATAACAATAACTGGAGATGGATCATCTGCAACAGCCATTCCTGTTCTTAACACTTCAAGTAATATAGTAGCAAGTATTATTATGACTAATCCGGGTACCAACTATACATATGCTACAGTTTCAATTACTGATACAGGAATCGGTTCAGGTGCTATCGCTCGTGCTATTATTAGTCCTTTAGGTGGACACGGTAGTGATCCACTATATGAACTTGGTGGTAAAAATATTATGATTAGCACTAGAATACAATACAGTGAAAATGGAATACTACCAGAAACAAATGATCTTAGACAAATTGCATTATTAAAAGATCCTTATTTGAGGTCAACTTCAAATGTCTCAACAAACATAGCAATACTTCAAGCAACATCAATTACTGCTTTAGGATCTGGTAATTATATTCAAGATGAAATAGTATATCAAGGAGCAAGTCTAGCAACATCAACATATAAAGGTCGTGTTGTATCATGGAACTCTACAACTAATAAACTATTGTTAATAAATACACAAGGTAACCCAGTCGCATCACAGTCGATCATAGGATCTTCTAGTTTCACTGTTAGAACTATAAGCGGAATAGAAGATTCTAATTTGGAAAAATATACAGGCAAAATACTTTATGTGGATAATATAAAACCTGTAACAAGGTCATCAGATCAACTGGAAGAATATCGTATTTTGATAAAGTTCTAATCGGAATTTCATAGGGAAATAAAATTCAATGGCAAATACAAGTAATACAACACTATCTACTGACTTTAATGTATCACCATACTATGATGATTATGATACATCTAAAGAATTCTATAGAATTTTGTATAAGCCAGGATATGCTGTTCAGGCAAGAGAACTTACACAATCACAGACTATATTACAAAAGCAAATTGGAAGAATTGGAACACATCTTTTCAAAGAAGGAAGTATTGTTGTTCCAGGAAATTTCGGAATATACACCGCCAATTCTTCATCTGGTCCAGTCTACTATGTAAAAGTGAACGATGTCGATTCTTCTAATAGTGCGGTATCTATTGAAAATTTCCTTAATCAAACTGTTACAGGTCAATCAACATACATCACAGCAGAAATCAGTGATGTTTTAGACGGAACACAGTCATCATCTAATACAAAAACAATATATATCGATTACTTAAAAGTATCAAATGCTAATTCTTCTATTACAACATTCCAACCAGGCGAAATACTAACATGTAATGCCGGCACACTAGTCGTCCACTCTACAAATCCTACAGGCAAAGGATCTGCATTTGTCATCTCTGAGGGTGTGTTCTATGCTAAAGAACATTTCATTTATTTTCCAACACAGAGAATCATTCTAGATAGATACAATTCTTCTCCATCTTGTCGTGTTGGATTTACACTACTTGAAGAATTAATATCTTCTACCAATGATCAAAGTCTTTTAGATCCAGCACTCGAATCTTCAAACTACTCCGCTCCTGGTGCTGACCGACTAAAACTTAATGCAGTTCTTTCTGTAAATCCATATACTGAAACTGAGAGTGCTGCTGATTTTATAACTCTAGCTACCGTAAACGATGGTATTATCACCAAAAGTATGCAAAGACCACAATATAATATTCTTGCTGATGAAATAGCAAAAAGAACATTTGATGAGTCTGGACACTATTATGTAAATGGACTTGAAGTTAATCTTCGTGAACATTTAGATGATGGCACTAATGGTGGAAGATTATTATCAGCAAACGGTGGCAATGCCAATCTTATTTCAATTCAAGTTTCACCAGGCACAGCATATGTTCGTGGTTATGAAATTGGAACACTATCTACCACATACTTAAATACACCTAAAGCAACAGATTTTCAAACAATTAATTCACAACTTTCTTCTGCCGCATTAGGGTCTTATGTAACAGTTAAAGAATTTACCGGTGCATGGAAATTAGATCAAGGTACAATCATTGATCTATATGATACTGCACAAAGAAGACTTACAGCACAATCTTGGTCGACAGCATCGCAAACAGGTAACTTAATTGGTAATGCTGTGTTCGTATCCGTTGAACATAATACAGGAACAATGGGAACACCTGATGCAAGATTTGATGTCTATTTAACAGACATCAAAATGCTCGGTAGCAATAACTTCTCAAATGTTAAGAGTATTTACTATAACAATACTACCGTATCTGATATTGGTGGAGATATAGTTCTAAATTCATCAAATAGTGCAGTATTACAAGACATTACAAATAGTCCTATGCTATATTATGTAGGATCTAATTTTACTAAAACAATTAAACCAAATAACGTATCTGATACTATTTTCACTTATGGCACAAGCACTGATGTTGCTAATATTGCTATCGGAACATTTTCTCTATCTGTTCCTTCTGGTGCTGATGAATTTCCATACGGAACTACAAACTTAACAGATTCACAAAAAAGAGAAATACTCATCGCTCTAAATGCCGATAGCAATGTATCTCTTTCTGGAACAGTATCAAATACAGGAACAACACTAAATGGATTAGGAACTAACTTCAATCTACTTAATGTTGGTGATAAATTAAGTATGAATGGTGTTTCTGGTATCTATTATGTTGCTTCTATTGCTAATGCTACATCACTAACTCTCACAACAAATCTAGCAAAAACAGCAGCAGGTAATACTTTTGTTAAGCAATATAAGAATGGTGATATTATTGATTTGACATCACTTGGTGCTACTGGTGTCGAAAGAACAGTTTCTGCTACATCATCACAATTATCATTTGACCTAAAAGAATCACTTGCTGGAACTGTTTCTGCAACCATTTCTTATAGAGTATCTAAAACAAGTGCTAGTCAGATTAATAAGACACTAAGACCAAATCGTTATGTAAAGATTAACACCATCTCTCATTCTGCCAATGTTAATGGTCCATATACTCTTGGTATTCCCGACGTTTATAGAATCAGATCAATCCGTGCAAACACTGGCGGAACATTAACAAGTAATACTGCCGGTTCAAATGTAACTTCTCAATTCATTTTTGATAATGGACAGAGAGATACCTTATACGATCATGCTTCTATTACACCAAGATCACCATTATCAGCGAATACACATCTTCTAGTAGAACTTGATTATTTTGAACCAAACTTCACAACAGGACAAGGATTCTTCTCAATTGATTCTTATCCTATTAATGATTCTAGCTCAGCCAATACTAATATCAGAACAGCCGAAATTCCATTTTATAAATCATCTACAACTAATAGATTATATGATCTAAGAAATTATCTTGATTTTAGATCAATTAAGACAAAAACTGCAACAGATACAACTACAATTGCTAGTGCATCTGTAAATCCTGCAACATCATCAACATTCAACTTTGATGCTAATGGTCTACGTATTCCATCACCCTCAAGCCAGATTTCATATGACTACCAATATTACTTAGCAAGAAAAGATGTTGTAACTCTTAATAAGGACTACATTTTCTCAGTTGAAAGAGGAACATCAGCAGTATTTCCTATAACACCTACTGTACCTGATTCTGTTATGCCTCTTTCTGTTATAACAATTCCTCCATATCCATCACTATCTCTTTTCTATGCTAATCAGATCAATAGAAGAGACTTAGCCTGCACCACTAGAAAGACTGCTTCTGTTCGGTTTACTATGAGAGATATTGGTGTTCTTAAAGATAGAATCATCAATCTTGAATACTATGCATCTCTATCACTTTTAGAAAAGAATGCACTGGATCTAAAAATTGTTGATGAGAATGGACTTGACAGATTTAAGAATGGTATTTTCGTAGATACGTTCAACAATGATGCTCTCGCTGCTACTGATTCCGGTGATCTAAGAATCACTTTTGATCCTGCTGAAAAGAGTATTCGTCCAATCTATTCAATGGACTCTTTCTACTATAATTATAATTCTGGAACAAATGTCACAAGAAATAGAGATATAGTAACATTAAGTTATAGTGAAGTTTCTTGGCTTGAACAGATAAATGCCACAACAACCAGAAATACTGAGAGAACAACCTATAGATTTAATGGATTTATGACATTGAATCCAGATAATGATATTTGGGTATCTACAGAAGATGCACCAGATCAAGTATCTGTTCTTCAATTAAGAGATGCATATGAAGCAAATTCTGTTCCTGTAGGATATCAAGCCGGATTAACAACTACTTGGAACGCTTGGCAAACAAGAATTACCGGTTATCGAGTTTATAGAGGATCAACAATTAATCCTGCTAATCTTGTTGGAACATATCAAACTGCACAGCAAGCACAATCAATTGCATCTACTCTAAGATCGTCTACAGATGTTACTGTTGAAACATTAAGAGCATCTTCTAGGTCCGGAACAGAGTACTGGTCAACTAACGATATTCAAACCACTTCATTAGGAAACAAATTAATTGATGTGGATATTGTTCCTTATATTCGTCCACAAAATATTAAAATCTATTGTCGTGAGTTGAAACCATTTGCTAGATACTACACATTCTTTGATGATGTTAATATGTCTTCTTATGTAACATTATTAACTGAATCTGAATATAATTCTAATCTATCAATATCATATGCAGCAACAGAGGGATCAGCAGTTAATGCAGATGCTAATGGTGTAGTTAGATTATCACTTAGAATTCCTAATGAAACTGGTAAAAAATTCTATACTGGAACAAAAGAAGTTATATTAACAGATAGTCCAACAAACACTGATGATGCAACTTCTATTGCTACTGGATTCTTCGTCTCTCAAGGTCTTGTTCAAACTCAACAGGAAACAATTCTTTCTACACGACAAGTAATCAATAGACAAAGAAATGTTATAGGATCTAGAACTGATCCCTCAACAATTGAAAACTTACCATTTATTCCACCTGATCCTCCTGCAACAGATGGTGGTGGTGGCGGTGATGGTGGTGGTGGCGGTGATGGTGGTGGTGGTGGTGGCGGTGATGGTGGTGGTTGTGCTGCTTATAGTTTTTTAACCAAAGTTCCATACGATGAAGAAGGTGTGTTTATTACTTCTGTTGATGTTTATATTGCTGAGAAACATCCAACACTTGGTGTATGGTTTGAAATTCTTGAAGTTGTTGATACGGGTCAAATAACACAGAATCAAGTTCCTTTCAGTGCTGTTTGGTTTAATAGTGCGGATGTTCCAGTTTCAACTGATGGTAAAACAAACCCACTTAATGTTAAATTCTCTGCTCCTGTTTTCTTGCAAAAAGACAAACTGTATGCACTAGCTATTCATCCTGAAGCAATTAATCCAAACTATTACCTTTGGGTATCAAGAATTGGACAGAATGATGTGAATACTGGTGTTCCTGTCAACTCAAGACTTTACACTGGAACATTCTACACAACCAACAATGGTATCGTTTGGAATATAGTGCCAGACATAGACTTAACATTTAAAATGTATAGAGCATCCTTTGACACAGCCAGTGACGGTATAGTAAATCTTGGAACAAAAGGTAGAGATAAATTAAGACTATCTAATGTATCTTCAACTCTATCTACTCATTATGGTAAAACAATCATATCAAATACAACTAATGCTGTTACTACACTAACAAAATCATATGAAACTGCAATAGAAACTATTGGTATTTTTGAAAAATCAAATAACTCTTTCTCATCAAATACTATACTCTATATGCCATCTACCAATATAAGTGCTAATATTACTGCTATTGAAAACTTTAGATACTCACTAGTTGACTTAGAACCAGCATATTTAAATTTTAATAAAACTACTATTAATTTTAAAATGAAGACATGGTCTAATACAGGCACTGAAGGATCATTCATTACTCTAAATCCAAATGATAACTACTACTTTGATACAGAAAGAGCAATATTCTCTAGATCGACTGAGATTGGAACTTATAGTGGTGCTAATACAAATCAGTTAAAAGTAACCATGAAATCAACATCTAATTATCTATCACCTGTTCTTGATCTTGCTAGAACACATACTGTATTTGTTGACAACTTTATCAATAGCAATACTGTAAATGAAACAAATGCTACTGGTGGTTATCTATACAACAAATACATTTCTAAGATAGTCACTCTTGCTGAAAATCAAGATGCAGAGGATATGAACATATTCTTAACATCATATAGACCACCAGGCACAGACGTTAAGGTATGGGTAAAAATACTAAATGCTGAAGACGGTGATGCTATTAGTAGAAGGCCGTGGATAGAAATGCAAAAGTCTGGAATTGGTGATTCACTATATTCATCACTTGCTGATAGAAACGACTTTGTTGAATATAAATATGTATTCCCAACAGCAAATCTGACTGGACCTGCCAGTGAAGTTCAATATCGAAATATAGCTAATACTACTACATTTACAGGCTATAAAAACTTTTCTGTAAAAGTTGGACTATTGTCTAATGATTCAGCAATAGTACCAAGAGTTGCTGATCTAAGAGTCATAGCTTTACAGATTTAATTTGTTGGAGAATAAGTAAATGGAACAGAAAACTGAAGTGCCTGGCATATACAAAGTAACTGATGGTATTTTAATAAATAAAGATGTTGATGCACTTAAACTATACAAAACAAAAAAACAACGTGAAAGAAGAATTGATGAAATACAAAATGATGTTATGAGTCTAAAAGATGATATTCAAGAAATCAAACACTTACTTAAAGGACTAGCAAGATAAATGGCATCTTATGTTGAGCTTTTTATAGATCAAGGCACAACTTTCAAAAACACTATAAATCTGACTGATGACAACTCGAATGTTCCTATCAATGTATATGGGTATTCAGTTTCCAGTCAGATTCGCAGATCATATTACTCTGCCAATATTACAGCAAATATAACTTGTGTCACATCAAACACTTCTAATGGTGAAATAACGATGTCTATGACTTCTGCAAATACTTCAAATATCAAGGCAGGACGGTATGTGTTCGATGTTGTTACAAGAGATCCTTCCGCCGTAGTTACACGAGTTATAGAGGGAATTATTACGGTTAATCCACAAGTGACCAGATAGTATAAATAGAATAGTATTACAATTGGTAGGTTAAATGGTCAAAGCAACAATCAATACTACTGGCATTAATCGTGTATCCATCAATAAACAACAACAAGAAATTGTCAGAACAGTCACTCTAAATCCTCAATCTATTACAATCAATTCTCTAAGAGGATTGAATGACGTTGATGCCACTTCTCTTATTAATAATGATACTGTAGTCTATGATATTGCCACTGATAAGTTCGTAGTTAAAACTTTACCTAATATTGATGGTGGTACATTCTAATGTCTAATACCATCATTCAAATTAAACGATCAAATACATCTCTTGCTCCACCAGCAAATACTCTTAACCTATCAGAAATCGCATACTCATTTGCTTCTGATAAACTATTCATTGGAGGCAACAATGGTAATGTATTAGCTATTGGTGGCAGATACTATGTCAATCTTACCAATACTCTTGCCAACACAATTAACTTTTCCTATGTTACTGGAAATGCTGCATTCAATCAAGCAAATTCTGTTTATACCTATGCTAATCTAATATTTGATAAAGTCAATACTTCGTTTGGTCAGGCCAATACAGGATATAGTCAGGCAAACTTAGTATTTGGTATTGCTAATTCTGCATTCCTAAATTCTAATGCTGCTTATAATTCAGCCAATTCAGGACAACTAACTGCAAACACTGGATATAATCAAGCTAATACTGTATACACATATGCTAATCTAATATTTGATAAAGTCAATACTTCGTTTGGTCAGGCCAATACAGGATATAATCAGGCGAATCTCGTTTTTGGTGTGGCTAATCTTGCATATAATAAAGCCAATTCAGCTAACTATTACACATATCTAGTTGATGCAAATACCATAGCAGCATATAGTCAAGCCAATGCATCTTATACACAGGCTAATTTAGTTTTTAATATATCAAATAATGCTTTCTTAAATTCTAATACAGCCTATAATAAAGGCAATGCTGCTCATGTCACTGCCAATGCTGCATATGATTCGGCTAATGCAGGTCAATTAACAGCTAATGCTGCTTATACTGCTGGCAATGGTGCATTCAATCGAGCCAATACTGGATATAGTCAAGCTAATCTAGTCTTTGGTGTGGTTAACTCTGCATTTGGTCAAGCTAACACAGGATACAGTCAGGCTAATCTAGTCTTTGGTATAGCTAATCTTGCTTATAATAAAGGCAACTCAGCACATTTAACAGCTAATACTGCTTACGATCAGGCTAATACTGGTTATACACAGGCAAATGTAGCATATACTCAAGGCAACACTGGATATAGCCAAGCTAATTTAGTTTTTGGTATAGCTAACAGTGCTTTCTTCAATTCTAATACATCATACAACAAAGCTAATGCAGCACATCTAACAGCCAATACATCATATGATAAGGGTAATGCTGCTCATGTGACTGCCAATAGTGCATATGACAAAGCTAATTCTGCCAATATTGTAGCATCTGCAGCTTATGATTATGCTAACACTCGATACTCATCTTCTGGTGGTGTAATATCTGGTGATGTATCTATTACTGGTAATCTAACATTATCTGGAAATACAATAATTGCCAATGTAACAACCTTTAGAGTTTCAGATCCATTAATATATCTTGCAGGTAATAATTATATTTCCGATATTGTGGATATTGGATTTGTTGCTAACTATGTGAATGCTACAGGATCTAATGTTCATACTGGACTATTCCGTGATGCATCTCAAAAAGAATATTACTTATTTCAAGGTTACGATAAAGAACCTGATGCATTTAATGATATTCAACCTTATAGTAATGGATTCTCATTATCAGTATTGAATGCAGATATTCGTACAAGTAATCTAAATCTTGCTAATACTAATACTGTATTATGGATAAGGTCTTCTTACGATACTGCAAATGCTTCATTCTTCAACTCTAACAATTCATATACTCAAGCCAACACTGGATACACTCAAGCAAATCTAGTTTTCGGTGTGGCTAATTCTGCATTTCTAAATTCTAACAATGCATTTGATAAAGCTAATTTGTCTAACATTGTTGGATCGAGTGCATACGGTCAGGCTAATACTGCATATAACCAAGCCAATCTCGTCTTTGGTGTATCTAACTCTGCTTTCTTGAACAGTAATAATAGTTTTAATCAGGCAAATCTTGTATTTGGTATAGTCAATCTAGCATACTCAAAGGCCAATACTGCTAATATCACTGCAGATTTAGCATATAACAAAGCAAATGCAGCTAACTATTATGTGTATCTGGTTGATTCCAACACTGCTGCTGCCTATGGACAAGCCAATACAGGTTATTCACAGGCAAATTTGGTATTTGGTATATCCAACAATGCATATAATAAAGCAAACACAGCAAACTACTATGCATTCTTAATTGATGGTAATACTACTGCTGCATTTAGTCAAGCCAATACTGCTAGAGATAAAGGAAACTCAGCCCATTTAACTGCGAATACTGCTTATGATGCTGCTAATGCTGCATTCTATAAAGCCAATACTGCTGTTACAGACTTCTCTCCTGCCTTTAATCAGGCTAACACAGCATATAATAAAGCCAACTCAGCTAACTATTATGTGTATCTGGTCGATGGAAATACATCTGCTGCCTTTGCTAAAGCTAATTCATCTCTACCAAACGGAACTGTTACATTAGCGGGAACATTAACTGCTACTGATAATGTTAATGCAACATACTTTATTGGTGATGGATCTAAGTTAACAGGAATTGTTACAGATTTCTCACCAGCATTTAATCAGGCAAATACTGCTTATGCCGTAGCCAACAATGCCTATGATAAAGCAAATTCTGCTAACCTAATTGCATACAATACTGGAATTGGTGCCAATGCATATGCAGCCACAGTAGGATCATCAGCCAATTCATATCTTCTAACAGTCATTGCTGGTGCCAATAGTGCAGTAGGAACAGGAGCCAATGCCTATGCTGCTGCGATTGCTAATACAATTGCTATATCTTCATTTGGTCAGGCTAACACAGCATACAATAAAGCCAACTCAGCCAACTATTACACATATCTGGTTGATTCCAATACTGCAGCAGCATTCAACAAGGCCAATGCAGCAGCTAAACTTACAATTTCTGATACTGCTCCTGCCTCTGGAAATGCTAATGGTGATCAGTGGTGGTCATCTACATTAGGCAAGATGTTCATTTACTACACTGACACAGATTCATCACAGTGGGTAGAATCAGTATCAACCTTATTGAATATTCAGGTTGGTGCAGTAGGTTATGGTATTCCCTATGATATGGCCAATACTGCTAACTTGAATGCCAAGACTGCCAGAGATCAAGCCAACACAGCATATTCTCAAGCAAACCTTGTATTTACAGTAGCTAATAATGCATACAATAAGGCCAACTCATCTAATGTCATTGCTTCACTAGGATATGACAAGGCTAATTCTGCTCTGCCAAACGGAACTGTCACACTAGCTGGAACACTCACAGTTACAGGCAACGTTGGAATTGGTGGTATTTCTCCATCTACTAACAAGCTACAGGTATTAGGATCAACGTCAGCATCTATTGAAACTTTGACGGATGGTGCTACGATTACTCCTGATTTTTCATCAAACAATGCATTTACTGTTACTATCAATGGAAACAGAACAATAGCTAATCCAAACAATATAACTGCAGGACAATCAGGAATTATCTATATTGTTCAGGGTATAGGTAGTAACACGATTTCATGGGGATCATATTGGAAATTCTCAAGCAACACTGCACCTACGTTATCTACAGCTAATGGTGCGATAGATGCTGTAATATTTTATACAAGAACCACGACATCCATAACTGCACAAGTATTATTGAATATAGGATAAGATATGAGTGCACCCAATGAAATATTAAATTTGATGATGATGGCTTCTGGAGATAATGATTCATATCAGGTCTCTCGATCTCTCAGGTTTAATTCTGAGGATTCACCAAATCTTAATCGTACTTTTGCTGCAAGCCCCACAGACAGAAAGAAGATGACTCTTTCTCTATGGTTAAAACGAACAAAATTAGGCGTTGAACATTGGTTTTTTGGTGGATACGATGGTAGCTCTGTCAACGCCAATGCCCTTGGGTTTTCAAGTGGCGATAAGTTATACACATTACATGGATCAGGTAGTTTATCTAATATGCTTTCGACTCAAGTGTTTCGAGACACTTCTGCTTGGTATCACTTTGTTTTTGCCTATGATATGTCAAATGCTACAACATCAAATCGAGTAAGAGTTTGGGTAAATGGAATACAAATAACAACATGGGATTCCACTTACTATCCAGATTCAAACTTACAATATTTACTTAATAATGCTAATAACAGAATTGGTTCTACTTATGTGCCGGAACAATTTGTGGACGCATATCTGGCACAAATTCATTGTATTGATGGTCAAGTACTAACACCAACATCTTTTGCTCAATCGGATACAAATGGTCGTTGGGTACCTAAGGCATATTCTGGTACATATGGCACTAATGGATTCTATCTGAATTTCTCTGATAACTCTGGAATTACAGCAGCGACCCTCGGTAAAGATTATTCTGGAAATAGCAACAACTGGACACCCAATAATTTTTCTGTAACTGCTGGTGTTAACAATGATAGTTTCACGGACACTCCCACAAATTATGGATCTGATACTGGATTGGGTGGTGAAGTCAGAGGTAATTATGCTACATTAAATCCAATTTTTGTTGGCGGATCAAATGGACAATCTGTAAATGGTAACTTACAACATTATATGCCAATAAACAATTTAGGTAATGTTTCGACCATAGCTCTACCTGATATTGGAAAATGGTATGCAGAATTTACTTGTCAAACTACTTCTGCTGGTGGTATCGAAGTAT